TATAATCTTAGATTTGATACCACTGTCCTTCAATAGTGATCCAACCACCTTCAAATCAGTCATATCACTGTTGACTTTGGCACATCTTTCCTCTGTTCCTGACAAAACATTCTTATATTCAAGGAGTTGCACCCTTTCTGCCTCTATATCAGGTGCTTCCTTGTTTATATCACCCATTAACTTCTTAAATTCTCTGTTGAGACTCTTATTATCGTGCTGCAACTCATTAATTCTCTGTGCATACTCACGATACTCAACGATTGTAGTGTTAGCACGGTTCAATGAGTCAGTAATAACGTTAAGACCTTCACTAAACCTCTTCTGCCTTGCCTGTGCTCCATTAATGAGCTCAGTTTTGTCCATTAGTATCTGATTACAGGTAGGACACTCATCATTCTCCCAGTAAAATTTCAAATCTTTCTCTGCCTTCTCTAGGTTATGAGATATTTTCACCCTCATCTCCTTCATTTCATCATATCTTGTCTGTATCTCACTCATTCCAGCAATAACATCAGTTAATCTCTGCATATCTGTGTTGTTACTGTCTATCCTTCCCTTAATCTCAGACATTCGCTTCTCTGCTTTGTCCTTATACTCTTGATTAAGCTTCTCCATGTTGACTATAGTCTTGTTTTGCATGTCCACATGGGAGTTAGCAAGCTTTAATTCATGCTCACACTCTGTAATAATATCCTTTGCTTCCTTAACCTTATCCTTAAGGAGAAGATTCATACGTGAGAAGACCTGGATATCGAGTAAATCTTCGATAACTTCTCTCCTGACACCTGCTCCAAGCTGCATGAATGGGACAAATGTGGATGAACCGAGGATGACAACCTGTGTAAAGGACTTATAGTTGAATTTGAGAATCGACTGTTCGAGATATTTCTGATAGTCTCTGCTTGCTGCATCTTGATCGATGAGATTATCGTTCCTATAAATTTCAAAAACATTTGGCTTGATACCTCTGACTACTTTATACCTAACACTACCAATAGAGAACTCAATCTCTACCATAGTATCACGTTCATTTATGCTATTTACTAACTGTGACTTAGTGATTTTACGGAAGGGTTTGTTGAACAATACAAAGCACAGGGCATCTAACATAGTAGACTTACCTGCACCATTGTTTCCCACAACCAAATGAGAAGGTGACTTGTTGATGTTTAATGTAGTGAAAGAGTTACCAGTCGCAAGAAAATTCTTCCAACTAATCTTTTCGAACGTTATCATTTTGTTGTGGCGGTATAACAAATTCATCTGGTGAGATGAGAGTGAATGCATATCCATGCATTTTACAATTCTCCTTCACCTGATCCTCTTCAACCTCAGTCACCTCAAGGGTGCGAGGATAATCGATGGCCTTCAGCAGATCATAATACCGAACAGCATCATCCTTGTCAAGGAATATCTGCACGACCCTTTCCACTGAGGAATCATCCCTGACAGCGTACACTCCATTAGTTTTTTTATCTGTCAGGATAAACATCAAACCTCCAGTGCTTCCATATACAGTGATTTAAGTATACCAAATATCTTATCTTTATTCTCAAACTCTGCAACACATGTCTCAAGTATGGTCAATGTGTCCTCTATTTCAACATCAGAATCAACATCTTCTAAGTCATAACTAAGGTCTTCTATTATCTTCAGGTCTGCTAGGTCAACTGCCTGCAATCTTCTTACAACTTGGTCGAATTTAACTTGATCTTTCTTCTCTTCTATGATTAGTTTAACATACGTCCCCTCAAGTTTCTTAAGTTTATGAGGTGTCAACTTGATATCATCCTTATAGTATATCTTATTGAATGTAGGGTAGGGATTCTTTACAAACTTTAACTTCTTGGTGTTAGTATTTAGTATATGAAACCCACGATCATGACCGTAATCATTCCAGTACAACTGACATGGATTACCTAGGTAAGTAACGTTACCTTTACTACTTTTACAGTGGAAATGACCTGAGCATACTAAGTCAAACTTAGCAAAGTCTTTTGCATCATCACCATGTGTCATGGTAACACCAGGAATAGGACTAAATCCTATCAATTCCAAATGTCCACAGCATATAGATGCATCTGTCTCCTTTATAGACTCCCATGTCTTCTCTCTATTCTCATCACACACCCAAGGCATGAGGAACATATTCCTACCACCTATCTCCTTCTCTACTGGCTCAGTAATGATGTCAATATTATCAAATTCACCAAGAAGAAGCTCAGGAGAATTGACACGGAGAGTATTCTTGTAATATATGTCATGGTTACCTATCAACATCGTCAACTTGATACCACGGTCTTGCAACGGACGGAACCACATGTCCTTCGCTGCTTCAAGACTATGGAAATTTACCCCTTTCCTTCTATCAAAGGTATCACCTAGGCATAGTACCTCTGTGATGCCCTCCTTATCGATAGTAGGAAGGACAACTTCAGTATAAAATTTACGATATCGTTCAACGTAAAACTGATTATCATTACGGACTCCAAAATGCTGGTCCGTAATTAGTAGGACATCCCGCATCAGTATCTCATATTAGTTTCGATTCTGCCTTTGATGCTATTCATCTCAGCATGTTCGTCATTACTATCACTATGGAACACTTGGTCATACCCCGACTTCTCAATCAGCTTATCACGTATGTCCATCTGTCGCTTCTCCTTTGCTATCCTTCGTAAGAAAGCGTAATATATTATCTGGGTGAAGTAGGCAAATGGATTCTTAGACTTCTCTGGGTCAAAGTTATCGATATATTGTACACAATTCTCGACACCATCCGATATCATGTCCTCTTTGAACATGTAGTTGATAAAGTTCGGACGATAGGAAAGGTGGGTGGCTATCTTCAAGAAACATTCAGCAAGGTAGTGTGTTATACGAGGTTTATCCTTGTCTAACATCTTTGCTTCTTTAACTTCCTGACGATACTTAGTTATCTCTTCCAGAAACTTTTTATTATCAACGTAATGTTGTTTGCGCTTAGCCATATTGGTTCGCATATCATTGCATCACATCTCATAAGTATATTATAAGATTTTCTACCTACTATGTCAACCAGCAGACTGTTGCCATATCTTCTCTAAGGATTTACGTGCGTCTGATACCTTACCGACTAGACCCATATTCTTATTTACTTTCACATCACGATCAGTCTTAGCACCTCCACACTCCTTCCTCAACCACATCTTGTACATAAGAATACTCTCCATAGACATGGGTGCTACAGTTAGAATATTCTTTTCTTGGATTAAATAAAACTCTTCATTGGACCACATCATCCACTTAACCAATCCAACTGCCATGCCAAGTTGACCATCTTTCTCAACAGTATGGGTGTTAGGTGTTGCAGGGTCTGAAACGAATATGGTTGTTTGTCCAGGAGCATGCTCTTCCTCAGTGGCAATCATTGAACCGATAATAGTCTCACCAGAGTTAAGTTTAATAACTCCAAAGAATTCTTGCTCGTGTTTAATGTAATTAATGCTCATGTTTTTTTAAATTAACCTTTATAACCTCATAATCAAAACTCTCTTCATCATATATCTTCATCCTCTCTACCAAGTGACGAAGGGTATAGTTATGTTTGGCACCTCTTGAGCAGTCGTCTGCTATATCATATAAAACTGCTTGAGCTTTGTTGTCACCCTTCCTTAATACACGTCCAATAGACTGTAGATTCCTTACCCTAGACTTGCTAGGTGAAGCGAAGATAACATTGTGTAGGTTGCGAATGTTAATGCCTGTAGAGAATGTTCCGTATGACGCTAATATTATAGCATCTTTTTGCGATTCGCAAATCTTACGTGCCTCTTCCCTTTCTACAGCATCTACACCGCCATGTATGAAAAAGATCTTACGATCCTTATTTACCTTACTATTTATTAATTCCCACAGTGGTTCACCATGTTTCTCTATGAAATTGAAGAGGATAAGGGTGTTTCCCTCCAAGTCTAGTGCCAGATTAGTAATGAAATTACTACGTCTGGTGTGCATACAGAGGTAATCCATCTCCTGCTGGTATGTATCAAAGGGTACCCACCCATGCTTGAGTAGTAGTATCCTCACCTTCAGTGGTGTTAACTGTCCCTTCTTCATAAGGTCAACAGTCTGTGTTACTCTGTCAACCCTACCAAATAGTCCTTCTAGGACAAGTTGGTGACTCTCCATACCATCGAGAGTACCAGTAAGACCCACGCGGTATTTAGCGTCAAAGCACTTAGTAAGTATACCCGTGAGACTCTTCGCCTTGTATTGATGCGCTTCATCACCTATAATAACGTCAAACCTTTCAAAGAATTTCCTTGGCTCCTTATAGATAGATTGCCAAGTTGAGATTACGACTGGGTTTTTAACATACTTTTCCTCTCCACCCATAATCTTATGAACAAAATGCCCGACATACCAACCATACTCTATAAAATCCTTATACAACTGTTCTACGAGAGAGACCGTAGGAACAATGATTAGTATCTCCCTCTCATGCTGAAGGTGCCAACGTACCAAAGCATATATTATGAGAGATTTTCCCGATCCTGTGGGCGATAGTAGAAGTTTGCGATTGCATTTAATTGCGAGGTAAAGTCCTCGGAGTTGGTAATCACGTATCCTGAATGGTAGTTGAAGAGAACGAACAAAAGTCGCAATGCTTTCAGGTGTAACATACTTTTCCTCCTCATTCGGGTAACCGTAATACTCACTGTTCTCTACAGTATAGTGGTATCCTTTCTCCTCTAAGTAATGAAGTAAGTAATCATATAGACCAACATATAATTCACCTGTACCAGGTGAGTATAGTCTTATCTTACCGTCCCAATACCTCCGCTTAACTGCTGGCATATACTTTGCGCCAGGCACCTCAAAGCAGAAGTGTTCGGACAACTCTTTGTGAAGATGTGGTTCAGCATCAACCTTCAAAAAGACTTCATTCTTTTTTGTAATTGTAGTCACCTGATACCATAATACTTGACAATTTCAATAGTATTCTTGATAGCAAACCCACGGTTGTGAATCTCCTTAAGAATCCTATCAATAGAATTTATACAAGTTTCTAGGTAGTCTATTTTCTGCTTGGCCTTACATACCTCATCATCACTATCGATGAACATGTCAAGGTCACCCTTCAATACTTTAAGATCAAAAGGTTTCTCTGCATATACTGAGGCAGGTGCCTTACCGTTGTAATATAACCACTTCTCTTTATATAATCTTTTATACACTGTCTGTGCATCAGACAGCATAAGTTTAAATTCATTATATAATTGGAGATATTTGGCATGGAGCCTTGGAGTTTCCATACTATCGTTGGCAAGCAACTCAGGTAACTCCCTATGGTCATAGAATGATTCAGCATCCTTAGCCCATAGCTCCTCAATTTTCTCAAGATTCATGACAATTGTGTTACTCTAGTCCCCGTAGATGTTGTTCTTACTTCGTATCCCATATACTTCAATGAGACGTTCCCCATTGCGTATTCGGTACCGTCTACTGTAGCATTAAATTCCAATGCTGACAAGGATACAGGGTATAAATCTTTAAATACTACTTCAAAATTTGCATTGTAATTACTATTCAATACAAATAGAGTAGCGTCAGCATACCTATCATTGATGGGTATATCTGATATCTCCTTCATCTTAGTCTCATACTGCACACGGTCAACACCACTATCAGGTGTACCTAGACCACGTATCCAGTTGTGCATAATCATATAGTTTTCAAGATCCTCATCAATCAAGAATGTTATATTGAGAGGGTCGTAATCAATGAATCCTTCCAATGGTAACGGACGGAAGGGTGTTGGTTGATTTTGTATACCTAGATTGATTGCAGGTATATTTGCAGACTGACAAAAGTATGACACCTTAGGAAACTTTGCCAGGGTGAACTTGAATCCTATTGGGGATAGAAAATTCTTATTCTTTATTTGTGTATTCCAACTTGATGTCATGGTAGAACGCAGGTCTCCTTATCTATTTAGAATGGCAGGGACATCTCCGTCACCATCGTCATCCTCTTCATCCCAAGGGTCTTCAATCCTTCTCTGTAAATCTTCATAGAGTGGGTCACGTTGCTGGTCAATAGGTTTAGAGAAATTAACCACCAACAATTCATCTCCAGGTTTAACATCTGCCATCTCAGGATGAGGTGCTTTAGTAACCTGTCTTCTAATAACTTCAGGTGGTCTAGTAGGGTCTACCATACCACCATCCCATTTCCATACCATAATCATATACCTTACTGCCATGTAACATGTGAAGGCAAATACGACTAGGAAGATGAAGTTCATTTCTTTACCGTTAACTCTATACTGTCATCATCCATTTCCCATTCCTCAACTACTTCATAGCCAAACTCTTCGCATGTCTCATGCAATACTTCTCTAGCATGCTGTTGACTTACACTAGACTGAAATACTTCTACCCCATCCAAGGTTATAACACCAGTGGGTTGTATGCTGAACGTCTTATTCATAATCATTAAAGTCTAACTTCATTACAGGGGGATCCTCAAAGAGTATGTCACCTGATTCTTGTTCAGTTGACCACTCCTCTTCGCCAGTCTCCCATAGGTCTTCGATGTTGTCCATGTCTTATTTAGGTAAATCAAAGAGTATATTGTCAATATAACTCAACGCCCAATCCTTGTCAAACCAAGCACCTAACGTTGCTATTGTCTTCTCATTCTTTCTTTGTTGCGTACTATAGTGTATCTGGTCATCCATTGCAATCATTGCATCAATATAATCCATCTTCTCTGCCTTACCTACTGCATCTCTGTAGATAGTAAGGTATTCCTGCAACACTTTAAAGTACATAATCTGCTCAACATCATCTCTGATACGTTGAAACTTCATATAATGAGAGAATATATCACCCCACTCAGGTAGCAACTGTGGTTCCTTAAACCTATAGTTTTGTGATACTGCTTGAATCTTAGGATATACCCAGTCACTACCTCTAGTTGGTGAGACATCTACGATTGAGATATTCCTATACTTACTAGCAATGATATCACATCCAAAGATGGGTATATTATAGTTATAGTCAGGGAAGAAGACACAATGTAATACATCTAGTCCTTTAACCTTACATGTCTCAAGATGAATCTTGCGGAGAGCACGTGCTGTCCACATCTCATTCTTAATCCATAGGTCATCCTTCTCTATCCATTCATACTCACACTCCATTCTCTCGTGACCGTCGAGACTTTCCGCAACGGTCCGAATAAACATCGCAATTTCATCTACCACTTAACCCTGCCAAATCATATCAGGCATCTGTTGGGGTGCCTGTCTACCCACTGTGAAAATTAGGATAGCATATCCTAAGAACCATAGTATATTAACTATGACTGCTTGTCGATATAAGAATTTACGAATCTTCATGGCAGTAAATACTGCTTGCTCTGAAGCACTATCTACCCTCCGAATAATTTGTTCAATAATAACTGCAACTATCGTTGCTACTATCGTAGGATAGAACATAAAGTCCAAGAAGGACATGAAAATGATTAGTGCTTGCATCTATCGTCTCGGTATGTATCGTTGGGCTTTATCTATGAGAGGCATAACATCTCCCTCTACCCTCTCTATTATATCATCTATTACGTTAACATCTAAATCCATAAAGGGTGGGATTATACCCAAAATTCTTAGTAATCCATCGACGAACAGTGCGAGACATATAAAACCCAAAACCATTGATATGATAGTTGCTTTAAAGTTGTGCTCTGCCATCGAGGCTTCATCTATCTTCCGTGCCTCTTCGACGGCCTCAGCGATAAGTTTATCGACCTCCTCCTTTGTATAAGAGATCTTTTTTATCATCTCTTCGGTCATTGCCAGTATTCATCCAGTCTCTCTAACACATTTATTAGAATCCTTTGAGCAGCACCACGCTGCTCATCATTCCACTCAGGATACCACGACTTATCGTGAAGACCTGTTTTCATCTTCATAATATAAGCGGTCATCGCTACTTTGTCAAGTCGTCCGTTCATAATGGAGAAATACTCATCGAACTATTTAACAATAAAAAAGGCACCCGTGAGGGTGCCTTGTGTTGATATCGTAATCGATACTACATGAGGTTATTAACCCTAACACGTCTATAGTAACGGTTAGCATTCGCTGTAAGAGCACCTTGACCTTGGGTAAGACCTTCAGCAAATGGGTTTGCAACCATTCCGTAACGAGTCTTAAAGCCAATTTTTGGTTGGAAGGTGTCTTGTCCGACTGCGCGTACCATTTGTAGCGGCACGTAAGGGCAGTAGAATAGACCAGCGTCATAGGCAGAAGAACCTTTGTAACCTGAAACGTAGAAGTGAGCGTCACTTACGTTAGCAGAGTAAGGGTCAACATAGACCTTGATGCGTCCGTTAAGGGTTCCTACGAGGGTAGAAGAGTTATCATCTACATTTCCTAGAGGATTAACTGCACTAGCAAGACCAGAAGAGTA